ATGCTTTATAAAGATTTTTATCATTTAATGCTGGAGAACTTCGCCAAACCGGTTGAACTGGTTACAGATGTGCGGAAGCTACCTTTTACTCTGTATGCTGAAGAGCAAAAGTTATTTGTCCGGAACGGAAAAAACAACATAAGCCGTATTGGTTCGAAGGAAGTCGCAGCCTTTATTGAGCGCTTTGAAGAAGTGGGTAGTGTACAGCCCAAGGACTACCAGGATGTGACTTTTAAAGCATCCTATTTGTTGGCCGCGATGAAATATATAAGCGATAAAAATCAGCCAAAAATATGACCTGCATTCAATAGTGAGTTTTTGAAGGGTTTGATTAAATTCCTTTTTTTAACTACAGAATATGCAAAGGTGTTTTTGGTGGCTGGAAATTAGCCTTCAAATATTTTAATGAATTAGAACCCGCACCTTCATTATATTGATTCAAAAGTAGTTGTTATCAATGTAAAGTGACCTTGCCATCGGCTTTTAATGAATTAGAGCAAGAAATCGTCGGTGGGCCAAAAAGATATTGTTAATATTAATAGTCGCTGTTTTGTCCTGCTGATTCGGGTGTAGAAGCAAAACGTCACCTGCACTCGTTTTCAGCCAAAGAAAAAGGAGTCAGATGATCGCTCATCTGACTCCCTGTTTTTGGTGGCCCCTGTTGGGTTTGAACCAACGACCAAGCGATTATGAGTCCCAAAAAGCATCATTATAAATCAATAAGTTATAAAAAAATCAGTTACTTAGAAAGTAGGATAATAGCGAATAGTGTCGAATAGTAGATAGTTCTGCTGCCATTTTGCTGCCACTAAATCAGATTTAGTGGGTTGAGGGTTACCGCTTCGGATAAATGATCTGGAGCAAAGTGAGCATAACGCATTGTGACCTTGATATCGGTATGGCCGAGGATGCGCTGAAGCACCAAAATATTACCCCCGCGCATCATAAAGTGACTGGCAAATGTATGTCGGAGGACGTGAGAAAGCTGCCCATCTGGGAGCTCTATTTCTGCTCTCTTTAGAGCGCTCCTGAAGGCGGAATAGCAGGGTGTAAAAAGCGGTTTCGAAGACCGAGTGCTGGGCAATTGCTCAAATAAATCATCTGCTATGGGTACTGACCGGTTCTTTTTTCCTTTGGTTTTTATGTATGTGATTTTTCCTGGCGAAATTTGTTTTCCCGTAAGGGATTCCGCCTCACCCCAGCGCGCGCCAGTTGCAAGGCAGATTTTTACAATCAATGAGAGATCTTTCGCTTTACTGCTCTCACATTCTTTAAGCAACGCTCGCACTTCTTCAACAGTCAAGTAAGCAAGCTCGGCCTCGTCAGTTTTAAACTCGCGGACGTTCTCAAGGGGATGTGGAGCAACCCATTCACCGAGGCGTTTTAGCTCATTAAACAGCGCTCGGAAATACGCTAGCTCTAAATTCATGGTGCGGGGTTTAACGGCCTTAACGCGGCCTGTACGCAAAATTTTCCCACTAAGACGCTGTTGACGATATGCAGCGAATAACTTAGCGGTGAATTCCGAAGCGTATGGATTACCCATTGCTTCGCAAGCAAACTCCATAGCCCCTTTGCGTTTTAAACCATCAGCTAAAGTGACACCATGGACGTTATACCAAGACTCAACCAGATCCTTTAATAGACGTTTATCCGTCTTCTCGCCCAGCCATGGTTTATCTTGAGCTTGCTCCTGGATGTGCCGTTCAAATGCGAGAGCCTCACCTTTTGTAGCGAATTGCCGGCGAATCCGTTTACCGTCTCGACCATTAGGAAAAAGCTGTGCTTGCCATTTGCCATTAGAAAGTTTGCTTACTGCCATCGAAAGCCCTTACAGGTTTACTAATTTGCTAACAACCCTGCCGAGAGTTTTGATTTCTGCCGCCAGGCATTCGAAAGAAGCCTTTCCGTTTTCCACTCTTACTCGGCTGCCCGGAAGCCTTGACAGTTCTCGAACGCTAACGAAGCCATCAATCTCTATAACCCATAACCCATCGTTCAAATCGTTGAAGGATTCATCAACAATGACGGTGGTCTGTTCGTACTGAATCGCAAAACATGAGGCAGGGTTTGCTGGTATTGAGCTTTTGCTGATAGCAAAATCTTGCAATGGGATAAGTTTCCCATTTTCGAGCGCGTGATATCTCATTTGGGATACTGATGATTCTGTGCTTTGCTTGAACGGCGCCCCTGCGCCAGATAGTAACCAACCCAAATTTGCGCCCGTTTCAACATGACAAATTATTACCCAATCAGCTGAAATTGTATCTCGTAAGTACCTGTTTGCTAAGGTGCTTTGCGATACTCCTAAGTGTTTGCACAGTGCTAATTTTGTAGTGAAACCGTAAGCCTCCATTATCCGATCGATAATGAGTTTCCCGCCTTTGTTTTGCTCTATTACAGACCTAACGGCCATCGATGCAGCAGTTTTCGAGATGTGATTATGCGTTGACATTCTTGTTTTGTGATCCTAGTATCTCGTTATGTTGGATGTTGAATGCTATTTGATGGTGTCAAATAGTGAATATACAGAACCTAAATCGAGAGATAGTGCATCATGAGCCGACAAGTTTCAATGCGCCCAAGTATCAACCTCGTAGTGGCTGCCCCTTTCGTTACGCTAGAGAAGTTTTGCAGCTTGACAGGTTATAAGCCTAGCTACGTCCGCCAAATGATTCGGGAAAATCGCCTAAAAATCAGAAAGAAAGCGGGTGTCTCTAGCCTTATTGAAATCAACATGCTTGCCCTTACTGCTGAAGCGGCTGAAGGGACTGAAATCTCAATTCAGGCGTAACGGTATCCATTCTGGGATAAAAAAGGATTTTCAGCATGTTAGATTTTCGCGTTTCCTCACATTCACATTTTGACGATGCATGTAGCAAATTTGCGGCATCCCATAATGTCAGGGAATTAGCTGTTAAGGCCGGAATTAAGCCGCACACGCTCTATAACAAACTCAATCCCGAGCAACCTCATCAGCTAACACCTCGGGAAATTTGGATGCTAACGGATCTCACTGAAGACTCGACTCTCGTGGATGGGTTCCTCGCTCAGATACATTGCCTTCCATGTGTGCCAGTTAATGAGCTGGCAAAAGAGAAGCTGCCAATCTATGTGATGAAGGCCATGGGTGAGCTGGGGCAGTTAGCGAACGGCGCAGCGTCACCAGAAAGACTGACCTCTAACCGTAAGCACAGCATGATCGACAGCGTTAATGCGGGTATTCGCATGTTATCTCTTACAGCGCTTGCGCTTCAGGCGCGTTTACAAGCTAACCCGGCAATGTCCAGCATGGTTGACACGATGAGCGGCGTTAGCGCCACGTTTGGCCTGACATGAGGTGAAGCATGGAGCCCTCTTTTGCTTCACTGTTAAAAAAACAAAGCCCGTCCATGCATTACGGACATGGCTGGATAGTCGGTGAAAAAGGTCAGCGCTGGCACCCGAGCCGCGATCAGTCGGCATTATTAAACAGCCTGCGCAACAGCGCTAAACCTTCACTGGTGAGCCGGATAAAACTTTTTCTGGAGTCGGTATGAACCAAAACACCATATCAGCACCAATTAAGCCAGGTGCGCAGCCGTTTAATAATGCCCGTTGTGAAAAAAACCGACCGGAGAAAATGACCGGCATGGAATGTTTTGCACGGTTTCATCATCAGTTAAAGGCGACGCAAAACGGTGCACTGCGTAATTTCAATAAGCTTGACGATAACTTTAAGTTTGTCGTGATGACGCTGGCTAACCGCATGGAACCGGGAACATTCAAAAGCGATGAGGTCGGAAAGCCGTTTGAATATTTCGACCAGCCTCGCCGTTTAATGCTTATCAGGGCGATGAATGAAATAACGCGATGGGGCGATATTCTGCCGCGCCGTTTCTCGCTGCATGAAGCTGTATTACCCGAGTAAATAACCCGTAGAGAAATAAATGGCGTAAACCCGCCGGGCATTTTTTTGCCCGAATTCAGGAGAAAGCAATATGCGTAATATACAGACACGTAAAACTCAAACCGGCCCAGACGATGCAGGGCTGGTTTCGATGCTGGCCGAGGCACGTCTGGATGAGCGTCGCGGTCGCGCTGATGTGATGGCCTCCCGCCTCGATAATCTGGCCGATCACATTGCAAATGGTCGGTTGTCCAGCACCGAGGCCGCCGAGCTGCTGCGCGATGAGGCGGTGAAGATTGTCAGCGAAGCGCAGGAGCTGCACTGATGGCCGATGCAATGGATCTTGTACAGCAGCGCGTCGAGGAAGAACGCGAGCGCCATATTAACAAAGCGCGCAGCCGGCAGGCTGCGCCTTCTCGTTTCCTCTGCGAATCATGCAGCGGGCCTATCCCTGAAGCACGCCGCGCTGCATTACCGGGTGTTGAGCTTTGTGTGACCTGCCAGGAAATATCAGAGCTGAAATCCGCGCATTACCGGGGCGCCGTATGAGACCGGGCAACAGTAAGCCACTGCGTGACGGGGTGTGACGGTGCCGGAATTTTTGCACGCATGGAACGCGCCACGCGAGGCCATCGCCAGCCCATATCTGACCTATGAACAGGAGCGCCGCCGCGATCGGATGATTGCGGCGCTGCTGCATGCGCGTAACGAGCTGGAAAAGCAGCCTGACCTGGTGCGTTACGGTGTGCGCCGTCGCGCCGACGAGCTGGAGCGCGAGCACGATGTTCAGCGAGCTAATGCCTTTCTGGTGAATTTCACCCGGAGGGCATTACCGCGCCTTGAACTGGTTGCGGCGAAATATCGTATCGAGGCCATTTCGCCAGCTGTGGCCCTGCCGGTTTTTGATGGCCGGGATGATGATGCGTCAGCCCGTTACCTGACAACCCGGCTTGTGAACATGACCGCCCGCTATAACCGTCTGCCGGATATGTCGAAAGCAGACATTGAACTGCTTGCCGGTGATATCGCTAACTTCATCATCGCCGAGCTGGGAACGGTTGAAGTGCAGGACGGCAGCGAGTTAAAAGCGCTGCACGCTTCTTACATGTGCGCCGCCCGTATTACCCGCCATTTCAGAAGCGAACCGCCTCGGTGGGAAAGGATTACTACCAAATACGTAACTGCTAAAGATGTCGGCCCGGCGGTGTTGCGCATGACGGAAGAAAAATGGTGGAAAGGCCGCCTGCGCCGAGTCGCCGCTGAATGGCGCGAGCATCTGCACATCGCGCTCGGGAACGTCAGCAAAAAGCACAGCGCGTATGCCAGCAAAAGCTGTGTGAGTGACTGGCGCGAACAGAAACGCCGCACCCGCGAATTTCTCAAGGGAATGGAGCTGGAAGATGAAGAAGGCAACCGCATCAGCCTTATCGAAAAATACGACGGTAGCGTCGCCAACCCGGCGATCCGCCGTTGCGAGCTGATGACCCGCATCCGCGGCTTCGAAAATATCTGTAACGAGCTCGGCTATGTTGGCGAGTTCTACACGCTGACCGCCCCGTCTAAATTCCACGCCACTACAAAGGCCGGCTACCGTAACACCAAATGGAACGGCGCAAGCCCGGCGGACACACAGCGCTATTTAACCGGGCTGTGGGCGCGCATTCGCGCGAAGCTGCACCGCGACGATATTCGCATATTTGGTATTCGCGTCGCCGAGCCGCACCACGATGCCACGCCACACTGGCACATGCTGATGTTTATGCGGCCGGAAGATGTCGACCGCGTGCGCGCCGTGATTACCCGCTATGCACGCGAAGAAGACCATCACGAGCTTAAAAGCGAGAAGGCCCGCAAGGCCCGTTTTCACGCTGAAGCTATCGACCCGGACAAGGGCAGCGCCACCGGCTACGTGGCGAAATACATCAGCAAAAATATCGACGGTTATGCGCTTGATGATGAGCGCGACGATGAGAGCGGCGAAATGCTCAAGGAAACCGCGCCGGCGGTTTCAGCCTGGGCGGCCCGCTGGCGCATCCGTCAGTTTCAGTTTGTGGGCGGCGCGCCGGTGACGGTTTATCGAGAGCTGCGCCGGATGGCGGATGCCGAAACAGCGAAAGGGCTTAGCGTGGAGTTTGCGCTTGTACATGATGCCGCTGATGCGGGCGACTGGGCAGGTTACGTTAATGCCCAGGGCGGCCCGTTTGTGCGCCGTGATGAGCTTCAGGTGCGCACCTGGTACGAAAGCACCGATGCGGTTAACGAATACGGCGAAGAGTGTGTGCGCATTCGTGGGGTTTACGACAAAGAAGTCGGCGACTGCACGCCCATTATTACGCGGCTCACGCAGTGGAAGATTGTTGCTAAACGGCCGCAGGCCGAAGGTTTTGAAGTTAAGGGCGCTTCTGCGCCCTCTCGGAGTTCTGTCAATAACTGTACGCCGGAGGCCGGGCCAGATCCTGCAGAAAGGCCGCCGGTTGATCTCACCAGGCCATTAACCCGCCGCGAACGCCGTCAACTGACTGACCGGTTGAGGCAAAGAGAAGCGGTGAAACGGCGAACCTTTAACCATGCCACCGAAAAAAACGCGGCAGGCATCGCCAGGACAATAGACGAAATCCACCTTTTAACCGGTGAAACCCTTAGCCGAGGGCAAGCCCTGTCGCTTATGAGCGGGGCGAAGATGTGCATTAACGGGAAATGGTGCAGGGGGGCGGGTTCTGGTGAAATCTTTGCGGCGCGCATGCCTAAGCCTGTACTTCGTGAGGCCCAATATAAGGCGAGAGCGGAGCGGGTTTTAGCGAAGTTTAACGCTATTAAAGCGGTTGGGTGAGCCATGAGTTGTCTCATAGTTGGCGATAGTTGCGCTTAAAAATTACATCAGAATCATCCTCTTGAAACCGGAAAAAGGTTTACAACTTCCTGTGTGTTATATACTGTATTTATATACAGTATTTTGTTCAGTAGTTGATGTCAGGAGGGAAAATGCAAGAGTGTTTCTGGGAATCGGTAAAACTTCAGCGTATTGATTTTTTTATGAAACTGGTAGCGGCCAGCGACTGCAACGATGAAGAAAAGCGGCTCGCTATCCAGTGGGTTTCTGAGCTTACCGATGAGCTGATGAAGAAAATCCGTACACATGAGTATAGCCGTTCCATGGATCTCCCAAGTTAATTTTGGTATTTTGAAGTGAATAAGGGTAATAACTAGCCATCTGCGGTTTTAGCAGCGTTAAATATGGTTATGGCTCATGAAACTGCATGCTTGTTTATGATGGTGCCCGCCAGTTTGGCGGGCTTTTCGTTGTGCCATGCTAGTGCATTAGCTACATTTATAATGTTGGCTGTAACAGAGGATCCGAGATGGCATCAAAGGTGTATGAGAAGATATGTACGCACTGAAGTTCATACAGGGTTGCTTTTTTAACAAAATTGTATTGCAGGTTGGTGTAGGAAATTTTTTACGGCTATAGTTTCATAAGAACGAGCATAAAATCCTTATTTTATATGGAGCCTGTTATGAGCCCAATCTTCCCAAACTCCTTTCCCGGTGAGAAACTTATCATAAAACTCTGGGATACAGCATTTGATAAAGGGTTGTGTGCCTTGTTACGTCCTTACCAAATCAAGAGGGAAGGTTTGGCGAAAGCTGATGTTGCACGTTTGAACGCATTGCTTCTGACCCAAACTGAAAAAGATTGCCAGGCAATTCGTGACGGTGGCGTAAAGTTAATAAAACGCAAAAGCGAATATGAGCTGGTCCCAGAGTTTGAAAAAGATGAACCTTATATTGATATACCTAATATATACATGGCTATTGAGGAGGATTTAATTAGTGAACGACTAAAAGAAAACATCAATATAGCTAAGGTGTTAGTGAAGGCTGAGGAAATTCTCTCAACCGAAGATAACACATCCTCTCCTGATGATATTGATGCTGACTGGCTAGCTAAATGGAAGGATGCCGCGAAAAATATTTCCAATGAGGATGTTCAATTAATTTGGGCCAAGATCCTTGCGGGGGAGATTGTAAATCCAGGATACTACTCGTTGAGAACTATCGACTTTATAAGGAATATTTCTCATCGCGAGGCGGTAAAAATTGAAAGACTAATGCCATTTGTATTTAAAGAAGGGTTTATATATAAAGGTTATCAAACTGGGGGTGATTATGAGATAAACAATTGGTTGGATTTTACCTTTCTCAATGAAATGGAGGAGTTAGGATTGGTGCGTGGAGTGGTTGGGAGTTTCACTTACAATTTTACAAATTTAAAGAAAGGGACACATGCCTTGTGTAATGATAAGGCTGTAATCATTATAAGTGATGAAAGTGACGATGTGACGGGTATTCCATCTATTTTGGTGACTAAACTTGGTGTGGAATTGTCTAATATAGTAAGTGCGAGCGCAAATATTGATTATTTGAATTGTTTTGCTGAGATGATAAAAAATAGGGGGCATTCTGTTTATTTTTCTGAGTATGAGGAGACAGAAGAGGAAGGAGTGAAATGTTATAACTCGAAGCGGGTTTGACATGAGATTTGTTTGCAAGAGAATTTTATTTTTATTATTTAAGGTTTTTATTGGTTATTTTATACATTAGTTCATTCGTTCTTTCTTTGTTTCAGTAGGTTTGCATTATTTAAAGAGTTGCCTAAACAGTGGGGTGTTATTTAAGACTTCAAGGTGTTGTTTATCATTAGGAGGGGGAGAAGTAATGCTTGGAAAGCAAAAATATCAGTAAGTCTAGTGCCTTTAGTGTTTAGAAGATTATGTTAGGGGCGCCCATGCCCTCCATCAGCGCAGGTGATAGCCCTTTTGCAGGGCCATCAATACCAGCGATTATATTTGATGTAGAAAAATGAAACAATAATGAACCATAAGAATGTGAGTATTCCTGAATACTCCTCAATGAAATAAATAAACAAAAAGGCCCCTGCAAGTATAATTGCGATTGGGACCAGATGGGAGTGCGCAGCCCACAAAAAGGTTAATAATTTTTTCATCTTTTTAACATTTCATATAAAGCATCACCAATAACTTCTTCGTTATTACCCCCGGACTCAACTTGGTATATTATTTTTGACATTTGTGGTTCGATAAGGAAATATAGCATCTCTATCTTTTCACGAAAGAGTATTTGGTAATATGCTGCATCCTGAAATTTAAGTTTGTTTGCAGCCAGTGCTGCCACCTCAGCCTTAGAATAGATGGTCACTACCTTAATAAGCCAGCTGGACATTTCATTAACTTTTTGAATGTACGATTCCTGAAACTTGCCACTACTTACAATTAATTTGGCAATTGTCAATGAAAGAGCCATTTTGCTCGAGCGTTCAGCTGATTCATATGCTTTCTCACCGATTTTTTGCTTTATGTAAGATACAAGGGTGTTACTTTTTTCGTCTCCGAGACGCTTAAAGGCTTTCTGGAAATAAAGTTGAACCATGTCTAAAACAACGTCGTTTCTTTTATAAATTTCCAGCACAGACAAATACAAACGTTTATCTTCACTCCATTGCTCATGGCATGTGCTCCTGTAGTATTTGTCAGGCATCACACATGAGCCATAGTTAATAATACGCTGGCTGCCAAGCTTAACGTCTTCGACGGTTTGCATGTGAGTGGCATACACCTCCTTCACAGCTTTAGTTAGAGCAATTGCCAGTCTTTGATCTGACTGCGCTTTCAATTTGAGATAGTTTTCTGCCATTTCCATGTGCCTTGTTGTAACATTTATGGTTAATGATTGATCATGGTCGCTCGCAGGAGCAAGGATGAAGATGAAAAAAAGTCGTAAAATACTTATTTACGTTATGGCTGCGATTATTGCGCTCCTAATAATTCCGGAGATTATCTTAAGGAAGGTTCCAAATGATACGCTTGCCAGTCTTGGAGACCTAACAAGTTTGGGGGGATTATTAAGCCCTTTCCTGACGGCGATAATTTTCATTGGTGTGTTGTCAATACTTATCGGGGTTCTCAGCGTGTATGTAGTGAGTAAATTTTACCGCTTTTTAATACGCATTAGGGATAAGTAAACCCACATTAAATGGGCGTGAGCACTAATTAGATAGATGCATACATCAGATGCATTTGTTTGCATGCGTCGCTGTAAAACTCTTATGTGCCGCCGCGCCAGTGCTGGCGCGGCTTGGGGCTTCTGATGCAACTGCATTAAAACCGACCCATGAAGCGGGCAGGCGAGGCGGGGATAGCATTGCGCGCAGCGGGGTGTGCACGATTTAAAATAACGCGCGCTAGCGCCTCGCTGTGAGGCGCTGCGCTGTCGGGGCAGGTGATGATGTGTGAGTGCTGATGCGGGGCGTGTGGTGCGTCTGAGCGCGTATGCGGCGGGGTGTGAAAAAGCCGCCTTTCGGCGGCCTGCTTTAATCGCTGCTGCCGTCCAGCGAGTAGGCTTTAAAGCGGATCACTTCCATTCCTGCCCAGTTATTCACTTCCCTGATCCGGTCCTGCAATGGAATCAGCTCGTTGCGCACAAAGACCTTTGCCACCTTCTCGATATCGCCCAGGCTGCCGACGTTTTCCGGCTTGCCGCCCATGAGCTGAAACGGGATGCGGTGCGCATCAAGCATGTCGGACGCGCTCACCTTTTTAATATTAAAAAAATCGTCTTTGGTGGCGACCTCGCTTAACGGCACGATTTTAATCCCGTCGGGTTTGCCGTTCGGTGCGTAGAAAAACAGGTTCTTAAAATTGCCGAGCCCTTTCGAGCTGCGCATCGCATCGCGCATCGCCTCAACGTCGGTGCTGCTCTGCGCCGCGTCGGTAACGTACATGATGTACCCCGCGTGCGCGCCGTTCTGGTAATACTTGCGGCGAAACAGCGTCGCGGATTCATTCAGCCATGCTGAGTTAAGCGCGCTGAGATATTCCGGCATCCCGTAAAGCTCCTGGTTAATATCCGGCTCCAGCAGGTGAAAGACCGAGCCCGGCTCAAACTGCTGCGGCTGCGAAAAACCCGGCACCCACCAGTAAACATCCTCCTCCACACCGCGCCGCGTGTATTTGGCCGGCGAGGCATCCAGCCTGATGACTTTGCCGGTCACGCTTTTTCGCGCCTCAAGAAAGGCGTTACCGAACACCAGAAAATCCAGCACGAAGCGGCTGAAATCCTGCTGTGACAACAGCGGGTGCGGAATAAACGTGCTTGCCAGAATGTTGCGCTTCACGTAAATCGGCGAGCTGTGATGTACGGCGGCGCGCAGGCTTTTTGCCAGGCCCGCGAAGCTGACCGGCGGCTCGTACCATTTGCCGTTACTGATGCACTCGACATAATCGAGAATATCGCGGCGGTCGAGTACCGGCGTCGGCTCGCCAAACGTGAAAGCCTCCATCTTTTGCGTGCCTGCGGTGGTCGTGGCCGCGCGGTTATTGTGCTTGCGGTTTTTACGTTTACTCATCAGTAAAACTCCAGAATTGAGGATGATGCCTGGCCGCTCCCCGCGGTCAGCGGCTCGTTTAACAGGGCGTGCATGGTGGCCCACGCAACATCCGCATGACTTGCTTCCTCGCTGCGGCTTGCCTCGTAGGTGGCGCTGCGCCCGCTGCTGGTCATGGTCTTGCGGATAGCCATAAAGGACTGTGTAATATCCGTGGCGCCGGCGTCATACTCCAGACAGCCGCGGCTGATGGTGTCTTTTGCCTTCAGCACCATTGCGGTTTTGACTTCCGGGCTGTAGCGGATTTCGCGCGCAGCAGGCCAGAAGGCGCGCACAAGCTGAAACACGCCCTGCCCGATGCCGGTTGCATCGATGCCGATGTACTCGACCTGATATTTTTCAGTGAGCTCGCGGATGGCCTGCGCCTGGGTGGCGAAGTCCATACCTTTCCACTGGTGGCGCTCCAGAATGCGGAACTTGCCGCCCGAAACAACCGGCGGGGCCAGCACCACGCAGCCGGCAGAGTCGCCGGTATGCGACGGGTCGTAGCCAATCCACACCGGACGCGAGCCGAACGGACGCGCCGCGTAGGGCGAGAAATCTTCCCATTCCTCCAGGCTGTCGACCATGCAGCGTTGCAGCTCCTCGAACGGAAACACTGAAGCTTTGTCGTCGACGAACTCGCACATGAAGAGATTGCGGAAATCCTCGGTGCTGTTTTCCCGCTTCAGCGCGTCCAGGTCGAACAGGTCGCAGCCGCCGGCGAGCGCGTCCTCGATGGTGACAATCTGGCGCCACTGACCATCCCCGCACAGCATGCCGCCAGCGAGCGCCGCGTGGCTGATATCGATATCCACGCGCTCATCTGCTGAGGTGCGGCCCTTGTTGAACAGCTCGCCGGACCAGAAAGGAAACGCGCCATGTCCGAGGGTGGAGGGCGTCGAGAAATAGGTCGAGCGCAGGTGTTTCTGCGACGCCATCCCCGAGGCAACCTTACGCAGCCGCTGGAAATTGGGTATCCAGAAAATCTCATCGACATACAGGTCGCCGTTATGGCTCTGCGCGGTGTTGGAGTTGGTGCCGAGAAAAATCAGCTTCGCGCCATTGTTGCCGATGACAATCGGATCGCCTGACAGCTCCACATCCACCCGGCGCGCAAACTGGATGATGTACTCGCGAAACACATACGCCTGCGTTTTGGAGGCGGATAAAAATATCTGGTTATGGCCGGTTTCCAGCGCGCGCAGCAGCGCCTCGCGGGAAAAATAGAACGTGGCGCCAATCTGGCGCGATTTGAGAATGTCGCGGATGCGGTGCTCTAACCCGGCCTTGTGCCAGCGCAGCTGATAGTCGAAAGACTCCTCGAAAAAAATCTCCCTGAGCTTGTCGATGGCCTCCTCGCTGAAGAAATTCTTTTTCGGTTTGCGGCGGTCGCCCTTGTTGCGGTTCGCCACGTTGGGATTTAAATCCGCCTCGTTGCCGGTCTGGCCGTAGCGGTTCACCCTGGCGAGGCGCTCCATCTGACGCGAGAGAAAATCCGCGACCTTAAAGTCGTGCGCGGTCAGCTCGGGCTTTGCATAAAGCTGAATCAGCCGCGCCTCAAGGGTGTTTTCGACGCGCTGAATGGGGGCCGTCTCATCCCATCCGTCGCGCTGCTTCCAGCTCTGCACTGTGGGGCGTTTGATTTTCAGCATCTCCGCGATTTGCGGCACGGAAAAGCCCTGCCAGTAAAGCAGCGCCGCCTGTCGTCGCGGGTCGTTTAAAAGCGTGGTGTCGGTGGTGATGGTCATGAAAGCCTCGCCGTAAGTAGTACACGGCAAGGCTACTTAAGCGCGCCCGGCGATTCGCTAAGGCGCTGTTGTGTGGAGGCTTATCCATCCGGGATTGATAGCGAAGGAAACGCGGCGCCGGGAAACTAACCCCGAACCCGTAACCCCACTATCAGGACTCCTGACAATGGCAAAAAAAGTCTCAAAATTCTTTCGTATCGGCGTCGAGGGCGACACCTGTGACGGTCGCGTCATCAGCGCCGGCGATATCAAGGAAATGGCCGCGAGCTTTGATCCGCGCGTCTATGGCTGCCGCATCAACCTGGAACACATCAAAGGACTGTTACCCGACAGCCCGTTTAAGCGCTACGGCGATGTGGTCGAGCTGAAAGCCGAAAAGATTGATGACGATTCCGCGCTTAACGGCAAATGGGCGCTGTTTGCGAAAATCTCCCCTTCTGACGAACTCATCGCCATGAATGAGGCGCTTCAGAAGGTTTATACCTCAATGGAAATTCAGCCGAACTTTGCCAACACCGGTAAATGCTATCTGGTCGGCCTGGCGGTGACTGACGATCCGGCAAGTCTCGGCACCGAGTATTTGCAGTTCTGCGCCGGCAGCGAAAAAAGCCCGCTTGCACGTCGTAAATCCAGCCCTGAAAACGTGTTTTCCGCCGCCACCCTGGCGGAGCTGGAATTTGAAGACCAGCCCGAAACGGTTTTCACGGCGCTGACCGACAAGGTTAAAGCCATCTTCAGCCGCAAGCAGGCGAGCGACGATGCGCGCTTTAAAGACGTGCATGAAGCGGTGACTACCGTCACCGAGCACGTGCAGGAAAATCTGAGCGCCACCGAACAGCGCCTCGCGGCGATGGAAAACGCCTTCAGCGCGCTGAAGCAGGACGTGATCAGCCAGACCACGCAGACCAGCCAGGCGCTCACCGACCTGAAAACCTCGCTCGACAATACCGAGAGCTTTACGCAGCCCCGCCGCACGCAGGCGACCGGCGGCGAAGGCGATTCGCTGTCGACCAACTGCTGACCGGCTGCGCCGGCACGCACACCCGTAAATTCACCTGACAACAGGAAAAACCATGCGCCAGGAAACCCGCTTTAAATTTAATGCCTACCTCTCCCGTATTGCCGAGCTGAACGGTATCGACGTCGGCGACGTGTCGAAAAAATTCAGCGTGCAGCCGTCGGTCACCCAAACCCTGATGGATACCGTGCAGGAATCCTCGGAGTTTCTGACGAAAATCAACATCGTGCCGGTGAGCGAACTCAGGGGCGAAAAGATTGGCGTCGGCGTTACCGGCTCCATCGCGAGCACCGCAGACACCGCGAATGGCCATGCCCGCGAAACCGGGGATTTCGCCGCGCTGGAGTCCAACAAGTACGAGTGCGATCAGATTAACTTCGACTTTCACCTGCGCTACAAAACCCTCGACCTGTGGGCGCGTTTTCAGGATTTCCAGCTGCGTATCCGCAACGCCATCATCAAGCGCCAGGCGCTCGATTTCATCATGGCCGGCTTTAACGGCGTGAAGCGTGCGCCAACGTCTAACCGCGCTGAAAACCCGATGCTTCAGGATGTGGCGGTGGGCTGGCTTCAGAAGTACCGCAACCAGGCGCCGGCGCGCGTGATGGGTAAGGTCACGGCTGAAAGCGGTGAAGTTGTGTCTGACGTGATCCGCGTCGGCAAGGGCGGCGACTATGAAAACCTCGATGCGCTGGTTATGGATGCCACCAACACCATGATTGCGCCGTGGCACCAGGAAAACCCGGATATGGTGGTTATCTGCGGTCGTCAGCTGCTGGCCGACAAATACTTCCCGCTGGTCAATAAGCAGCAGGATAACAGCGACCTGCTGGCCGCTGACGTCATTGTCAGCCAGAAACGCATCGGCAACCTGCCGGCGGTGCGCGTGCCGTATTTCCCGCCGGATGCGCTGATGATCACCACGCTGGAAAACCTCTCTATCTACTTCATGGATGAGAGCCACCGCCGCGTTATCGAGGAAAACGCGAAGCTCGACCGCGTGGAGAACTACGAGTCGATGAATATCGATTACGTGGTGGAAGACTACGCCGCCGGCTGCCTGGTGGAACATATCAAGGTTGGCACCTTCACCACGGCCGCGCCGGACGTGAAGGAAACCGCAACGCCACCGCAGGAAGGCTAAGCCATGACGAGCCCCGCACAGCGTCACATGATGCGGGTCTCGGCCAGTGAAACCGCGCAGCGGCAGGATAACCCGCTGCGCCATGCCACTGCTTACGAGCAGATGCTGGTTAAGCTGGCCGCCGACCAACGCACCCTTAAACAAATCCACTCCAACGAGCGCAAGGCGGAGAAAAAGCGCGAGCTGCTGCCGTTCTATCAGCCGTGGGTCACCGGCGTACTTCAGCAGGGCAAAGGCACGCAGGACGACGTTCTGATGACAGTCATGCTCTGGCGTCTCGATGCCGGCGACATTGCCGGCGCGCTTGATATCGCCCGCTATGCCCTGCGCTACGGCCTGACCATGCCCGGCCAGCACCGCCGCGCGCCCGCATACCTCTTTACCGAGGAGGTG